TCACCCATCCTTTTCACCTGCTAACACAGCAATATTTAAATTCAACGCCAATTTATAAAAAGCTTTCCATCTGATTTTTGCATAAGTCCTTTCACTAACTGGCGGCTGAAACTTAAAACAGTACACATTATAATCCGTTAAGTACTCAGCTTCCTCCGACATGTACCTTTCTTCAATCAAAAAACGTTCCATTTTCGGCAATCGTCTCACCGAACGTTCTATTCGTTCACAATACTTCCTTATTCGTTCCTGTTCATCTACATTTTTCACTGCAATACTGCCTGTTTGATCACCAGGTATGTTACTTCTTCCTCCGCCTATATCATCAATATGTGATGTGGTAGATGCTTCTCGTTCAAAGGTTAAGTATTTATATATGCGATATTTTTCCAATGCAGCTTCAACTGCTTTTTGCGTTGCTTTTCTATCTAATTCGGGAAGTTCAAAACTCAATAGATGTTCCCCCTTTAAGAGGTTTTGCCCTGGTTTCCCAGGGCGTTGTTATTTAATCTAGCAATAAGTCTGGGTCGCTTAAATCAGGATCATCAAAAGTAACTTCATCAGGTTCACCTGTAGGAAGATCATCTATACTGACTTGTCCTTCCACTACTTCGACTGTTCCATCATTGTTCACACTATAATCAATGCCCTCATGTGGATCCATGTCCTCAAATTCTTCAATAGACATTTGCGATGGTTCTAATAATAAATCAACATGGCTACCAGCAAGCGTGTAAAGCTTAATAATCTCGCTATCGCCTTTAACGTTAAACTTGAGTACAGTCTTTTTACTATCACGTTGTAAGGTTTTAAACTCAGCTGTTATTCTGTCCACTTCGCTGTTTTTGACCTCTAGCAAGGCAATGTTACCTGCTAATTGCACTAACTCATCGGAGTGCTGCAATTCATCACCTTGCACATGGAATTCCAGTATCTCTTTTTTGTCATCCTTTTGCATTTTCTTGAAAAGAACACTTAAATTTATTTTTGACATTTATATTCTCCTTTGCATATAGATGTGGCTTTAATTCGGCTTGTTCTGTGCGTTTTTATATTAATCTAGTATTAAATATCATCACGACAACAAAATCTCTTAAAATGGCTTAAAACAACTTTTATAGTTATCCGGCTTTAACGTTATGTAAAACCTCAGCTTGATAACTATGGGCAACTTTTCGTTCAACCAAAGCTTTAGCTATTTGGGCCATAATGTAGGCATCGACAATGTTGTCGCTACTATGCACAAAGCCATAATGCTCTTTAACAGCTGCCATTACAGCTTGTTTCTTTTCCTTCCCTTTTAGGCGCTTTTTATTACCTGGTTGACCAGACCAACCTGTTACATGTACAAACTTTTTAACCGCATTTGGCGCAACCTCGTAATATCTAATGCCTTGCTTGTATAACTCATTGCGTATGCCGTGATGCAAACCTCCTGCAAACATGGCTCTTTGCGTATTAAAAGGCATACCCTCTATGCAAATAATGTCAGTTTTTTGTACATGCGTAACGATGTCATTTATAAGAGTTGTCATCCTTTTTGGATCTTTATCACCAATACCAGTAAGCTCCTTAGCCTTTAAAACTTGGCCATCTTTTGATAAAGCAACAAAACCTGTTTTACTGGCTGGGTCTATTCCTACGTATCTCACTGCACTCTGATTCTCCTTTCGCAACTATTTACTTTTAAAAAAATCATAGCTATAATAGTACTTGCTAATAGCAAGAGTAGGGTTCCTTAATGGAAATCCTGCCCACTCTAAAGGGTGAACGCTATGGAAATCACGATAAAAATTCGTGTTTCCCAGGGAACGCTAGCCTTCCTAGGAGGGTTAGCTAACCTGTTGGCGACGATACTCAGCTTGTAAAAGCTGAGTATTTTTATTTTTGTTTCTTATCCAACTCAATAAATTGCTGTTTCCACCCTCTAAACAGAAGTCTGAATTCGTTAAGTCCAGTATTACGCCCTTTTGCTATAAACTGCTGCACTACCTTTCCCTGTTGTTCCGTATCATTTGGATCAATCCATAGAAACTCAACTACATCAGCGTCTTGTTCAATAGAGCCGGATTCTTTTAACTCTGATAGAGTTGGCTTCTTTGGATTCTTGTCACTATCCCTTGTCATTTGGGATAGCATCATAAACACACATTTCATTTCACGCGCCATCTGTTTAGCTGCTTGAGTTACTTTTCCGATTGCTTCTGCTCTTGTTCTTCCTTTCGGCTGAGGAATCTTCATGATTTGCAGATAATCCACTGCAACCATTGCTAGATCACCGTGTTTACGTTTAAATCTACGAGCTGTGGATCGGACTTCCTCAATAGTGACACCACTGCTATCCTGTATATAGATCGGGAGCTGTTCAAGACGGTTGTATGCTTCTTCGACTTCTGCATATTGTTTAGGGCTAAGTTCCTTGTTTCTGATGCGATTGAACGGAATACCAGTTATATTAGAGATCATTCGATCTTTCAGCTGATCCTCATCCATTTCTTGCGACCAAATAAGAACAGGGCCACTCTCAGCGACTCCTATAACTCGCTGTAATAACATGGCTGTTTTACCTACAGATGGACGACCAGCTGAGATAAACAAATCCCCTCTGTATAATCCCTTTGCCCATCCATCAAATTGAGGAAAGCCTGACTCAATGTAGGTGATTTCTTTTGACAACAAGTGCTCGAAATACTTCTGCCTGGTCTCAACTAGACTTCGCATTTTTCCATTGTCATCAGGGCGCATTTCTGCAACTAAAGCTTCTACAGCCGAAAAATATTCCTCATCCGTTTCAAAGTCTTCCCTTGATAAAGCAGTGATTTTATTACCTATTTCCGAACCTCTGCGCCTTATTGCTTTCGATCGAACTATATTAGCGTGATAGACTACATTTGCTGTAGTCGGACAAGATTCTGCCAGTTCCGTTAGATACGTAACGCTTAGTTCGTCTGCTCTATTATGCTGCACGTACATTTCTGTAACAGTTACAACGTCCACTGGTTTGTTACGTTTATCCAGCCAGCGCATTACTCTGTATATTTGTTGATGTCTGTGATCTAAGAAATCCCTATCCTCTAAAAACGAAATTTCATCAAGTACATTAGAATCGAGAAACACAGCACCTAGTACTGATTGTTCAGCTGATAAATCACTAATTGTTCCAGTTGAATTCATCAGGATCGTTCCCTTCTGCTATCCATTGTTGCAATGCTATTTCCTTATCACGTGGGTCCTTTGGCTGTTTAGGCTTAGTAGGCTCTTTTTCGGCTTTCATTTTTATAGCCAACTGCGCAAACTGTTTACGTAATTTATTAGCTGATAAGACGTTAGTTCGCCAAAATGGATCCTGTACTACCCAATCCATTACATCTTTAGCTAAGCGCTTGTCTACCCCATCTAGTTCGATGAGTTTTCTCATATCATCAGCCCAGGTCTGTAAATTAGCCTTTTTAGTTAAATGCGGTAATCCTGCATCTTGTGCAACCTTTTCGACCTTTTTATAAAAGTAAGTGGCCATCTTGTAATAGGTGTTGTCTTCGGTGTATTTTGACTTACTGGTTGCTTTTTTCTTTGGTTTAATTTCCGGCACAGCTTCCTTAACTGCTTCTTTTTCAGTCCATTCTTTGTAATTCTTGTTGAAAGACAAGATTCGAGCCCCCTTTTGACCAATCCCAGCTACAGATATAACGTTTCTATCAATTAATGCTTTCAACTCTCTATCAACGTGGCTTCTACTGGTATCTATCTGTTTAGCCAAGTAGCTGACCGACATTTCATATTCCTTGCGCTGAAAGCCATAGGTGAAACGCCATATGGCCATAACTAAACGAAATTGTGTTCCATTGAGATTGGTCTTCATAATCTGATTTATAATTTCATTGGCAATCCGAGTGTGCCCGTTATGCAGTTGTGGATTTGCCATAATCTATCATCCGTTCATTTTTGTACTTGAAAATAATTGGTTATCATAGCTGCAAACCTTTCAATATCCTTCTTTTCACCATCTACATATGGTTTTTCAAGCCATTCGTTTATCATATCCTCTACTTCCTTTTGAACATCAACAATAGGCAGGTAACCATTGCTTATGGCTTTTATATAATCCGTTGGATAACTTTGAGCAAACTCTTTTAAGACGGCTCCCTTACCTTTTATTGCAGAATATGGGATGGCCATAAACGTTAAATTACGGATATCTTCATTTGGACAAACTCTCTTAAAGTAATCGAAGGCCTCAGCAACTTCTTTCGGCACTCTAACAACCATCTATATAACCTCCAATTTATAATGTTTATCTCGATCTAAGCCTTTTTGTTTTAACGCTCTAACTGTGGTCATTTCGGCTAGAGCTGGCATGTTGTTATTACTAGATAAGTGAGTTAGATAGATTTGTTCCCCAACTCCCCTGACAAGCTCAGATAAGGTATCTGCTGTTTGTTTATTGGATAAATGTCCTACATCTGATAAGATTCGAGCCTTTACACTATCTGGATAAGTAGATGCTTCTACCATTCGTGGCTCATGGTTGCTCTCGATTATATAAACTCTAGAATCTTGCATAGCTTGAATCATTTCCCTGTCTACTTTGCCTGTGTCCAAGCAAATAGAAATTTTGCTGTTTTCACTTTGAATAACGTAACCCTTTGGTTCGTATGCATCATGGTGAACATCGAATGGAATAATTTCTATCCAAGGATTGTAACCCTCGTAATCAAACAGAACACTTTCCTGACCAATAAAGCTTACTAAGTCCTTACCAACACTTTGAATATCCTTCCATTCTTCTTCTCCTGCGTACACAGGAATATTGTACTTATTAGCCAATGGCAATCCTTTTGTATGGTCTTTGTGGGCATGAGTGATAAAGATAGCAACTACATTCGTTGGCACAATCCCTACATCAAGGAGTCGCTTTTCAATTTTTGTTTTGGCTATCCCAGCATCCACTAGAATGGTAGAATTGCCAACAGTCAATGCAATACAGTTACCGTTGGAACCGGAAGCTAGTATGTTTACTTTCATATCATTTCACCAAAACCTTTTTAACGGCAATGGCTGCATTTGCTGAACAAAATTGGCCACGTATCCGTCAAGTCTGTAAATCGCAATACAATCACGATCTTCGCCTGTTCTTAGTGCTATTAGTGTTTCGTTTTGATTTCTATATGTCTCAAGGAACGGATAAGCTTCAAACTCTCTCTTCGCTTCTTCTACAAAATTCAATATGTCTTTACTGATTTGGGTCATTTTCCCAATTCCTCCTTGCACCGTGGGCAAATGCTACGCCCACGGTAATAGTTTTCATTTCCAGGATTCATTTCTTTTCCACAAAGTTGGCAATCGGGGCTTCTGTCATAGACGATAATCTTTGGCAAAAACTTATTCAGGTAGTTCATCATCCGAAGATGCCTTTGCTTGTTGCATATCAATATTCATATCCAACAATTCAATTAAACCAATAAGTTCAGCTTCTGTTGCTGGATTGCTTAATTCAACATTGTTTGCTTTGAGATAACCATTAATAGATGCATTGTCAGTTATTCCAAGTTGCACAAACTTCTGTTTCATTTGATGACGTAAACCAGCCATCTTATCTTCCTGTTCTTCTTTTGGCTGTTCAACAACCTCTTGATTAGGAGTGATGTCTTTGCGTTCCCCAGGCTTGTATTCAGGAATTTCATTAGTTGCTTCAACCGGCTGGTCATCAAACTCTAAGCCAAACTGTGATTTAAGAGCACGCTTTAAAATATGTTTCTTAAACATGTCGCTAAAATAGTTATTCCACATTGTTTTTTGCATACCAATATTTGATTTACGTAAGTGATCGACCTCATCAACTTCCATAAGCACCATGAAAGGTGTAACTCCTTCACGATAAGCAATAGCGTAGCCACCTATTACTTTACCTCGTGGAAATGTAACTTCGTGCTGTTCTACCGCCATATAAGAGCGTCCACTGTCGTCTGTTTTACGACCAACTTTGAACTCGTCGTTTTCATGAATTAGCTGAATGTCGTACCCTAAATAACCATCAGCTTCTTTTGCTTTACGAATATAGAAGTCATATCCAAACTGTACTGTCATTTGACCTTTAAAAACGCTTGGGTGGATCTCATTTACAATTGGATTAGCTCCTGTTTTTTCACACATACTTAGAAACAATTTGAACTGCGAATCATTTAAATCCTTTGCAATTGTATGTTTTAGCGTTTGTACATCCTCTTGAGTCAGTTCACCTGTATTTGTTGCAACGATTTGATTAGCCATTATTAACGTCCTCCTTGATAACGTGAATTTCTTCTGTGATTTCTGTAATTACTTCTGTTCTTGAATGCTTAATAATTTTTCCGTTCGTATACAGGGCAATCTTTATTGCCGTTTCTTTATTTTCATACTTATAAGACTCGCTTTCTTGATCAGTGACATTCAAATCGATAACTCTACCACCAGCAAACTCAGCGCGTCTTACAAACATTCCTTCTTTAACTTTCACTGTATAGAAAACTTTCGTTTTATTTTTAATTAAGTTATTAGCCATTATTTATCCCCCACAATTTTCAATTCTTGTTCTGCCACAACTCTAGCCATTATCAACTGCCCTGTAGGCTCTTTAAATTTGGTAATAGACTCAGCATTATCTACAAACACAGGCACATTAATATTGCTTTGTTGAGACAGTACTTCACGTAATTCAAGACCTGCTCGAATTGATTCGGATAAAGAAAGTTTACTGTAGCCTTTACCATCCATTTCAATTTCAAAGGTTGCTTTAATTTCTCCGTTCTTGAGCTCTTCGAATAAATTAATAGACAGTGTTTCAAAGAGATCTTGAACTTTCTTAGCTTGTAGTTCTGCTTCCTTCGCACGAAAGTCTTTTATGCTGTCAATAATGAAAATGGACTCGTTAAGCGATACTAGAATTTGTTTCTCTGCTTGTTGTGCCTCTTCTAGCTGCTCCTTCATGGCTTCAAAATGTTTATACTTGTTAATTTCCTGTTCAATAGGATTAATCTGCTCTTGTAATTTTCTAGCTTTTTCAAGCTGTTCGCTCACATCGATGTATTCTAATGTTGCAAGTTCTTCTCTTAATGCTTTTCGCTCTTTTATCATTGGATTGACATTCCTAGCAATTGCTTTCGCATTAGCATCAACGGATTTTAAAGCCTCTGCTTTAGCTTCTTCCGTTAACTCTTGGCCACACGCATAGCAATTTTGTTCTATTTGTGTATTTTTAACTTTTGCGTGTTGCTCTCTACCTCTCTCTATTTGAATAGTAAGAGATTCGATCTTACTGTTTATGATATTAATTCTACTGTTTGTATCTCCAGCTACATCAGTAACTTTTTCAATTTCATCTCGCTGTTTTGTTAAAACACTCAACTCTGCTTGCAGTGACTCCAAGGGCACTTTTGGAGCATTATTTTCTAGTTGTTCTTTCAACGTTTTGGTACGGCTTTGTGCAGCTATATATTGCTTGTCTAATTTATTTTTGTTTGTACGATGAATCTTTTCTAGGTCATCCAAAGAATGTTTCTTTAGCAATTCTGCTAGCTTTTTCGCTTGAGCTTCAGGTAACTCCTTAAACACCTCTTTATTTGAAGGAGCAGACACGTATTGCAAAATCATTTCACGTTGCTCTGTCCACTTTAATGTAAAGAAGTAATTCGGATTAAATAACGATAAGAACATACTCTTGTTAAAATATTGGCCAAGCATTTCATTGAAATCCGTTGCCTTACTTGGCACTTCGTTAATGTAATATTTAGCTTTCCCTTTTTTTAATTCACGGCCTAGCAACAATTCAGTACCATCTATATCCATTAATAGCGAAACCATTGTTTCATCAGCTTCATATGTTATTGGACTAGGGTCTAACTTGCTTCCTAATGTATCTGTCCCGTATAATAGCCATGTAATGGCTTCAGGGATTGTTGATTTCCCTTTTGCGTTGTCACCAGTGATTACCGTCCGCTCGCCAAAGTTAACGGTAAGATCCTGGTGACTTTTAAAGTTTTGTAGTTTAAGAGATTTAAATTCGATTTGCATGATAGTTCCTCCTGTTCCGCTATATATCTTTCAATTCAACAATTAAGACTTCAACAACACCAGACAGTTCTTCTGCAATTTCTTCTAAATCTTCTGCACGCTCTTTTGCGGTTCCCATGGCCAACATCGATTCTCCTTTATAAACCGCGTAAATGGCATTTTTTCTGTAAGTTAATCCTTCAGGTTTCTGCATTATCCTCACCTACCTTTTTAGTGGTATAACTTGCTTTCTATAGTCTCGAAAAACTTTTGCTAAGTCTGTGTTCAAAGGTAAGCCAAACAGTCCGTACAGCAAAACAAGTCTGTTTCAGCATGGTAAGTTCCTTCATCCATTCTCACGTAATCTTCTGGACTCATTTCATTGACGTTTGCTTGCTCAATTATTCAGGAATATCTCTCGGCGCCCTTTTGCAAAATGGACAATGCATTGCTTCACCTACCTTTTAAATTGGAGTTACTTCTATTTTTCCAACAGAGCGAAATCCTGCATGAACATAGCCGACACCATAATTAACCACGAAATGTATATCTGATGAAACTAGATGCGGAAGTACCATGCTTAAAAGGTTATTGAAATTCACTACCTCCATATCTTCAGTAACAGTCACATTGTTTCTTCCTAAATCTGTAATCTTGACTTGGTACACCTTGTTTCACTCCCCTTCAAGAGCTTCTTCTAACTCCTCAGAAACCCCGTAAAACATTTCTATTAAATTTTCAAAAGCAAGCCATTTCAATTCATCAGATAGATTATTGAATTCTTCCTGAGTTAGTTCTTCAGGAGATTTGCCAGTTTCATCTTCAAAACAGTTACTCATTTTGATTCACCGCCCTTCGCTCTCTTCAATAATGCTCATAACTATTTCCAAATACTTTTTATAGCTAATCGGTTCGATCTTTATTCCAATCGACTTTTTTGGAATTTTATTTTCATCTTTCACTGAATAAAACCATCTATCACTTACCCATTGACTTTGATTCATATTGTTAAGTCCGAAAACATCATGAGGTTTAAACGGACTTATTCTCGGAATTTCATCTAGCATTTCTTTAAATAATTTGTAATGCGTCGATCTCTTTTTGAATGCATGAATGCCGTTTTTATCGGGATGTTTAGTTAGTTCGCTCTTATAAATCTCGTAATCTTTTGAATCAGCATAGATTCCGAAGTGTGATTCATGGTAAAAAGCAAAACCGTTATCTCGAATGTAGCTATTCTGTATTTTGTTGAAAAATTCTTTTGTTTTTTCCCTTCTTTCAACCTCTTCTTTATACCAATTACTATCTTGCTTTACTTCAAAAACTGGAGCATCTAGCGTTTGCATATACTTTTTATCCCCCCTTCAAAAGCTATTAATCAAAATCAACCAATTACCAACTACGACAAGACCAAATGCAACAGGGTAAAACACATCAGGATCCAGTAACTTTTTCAAAACCAATTCCTCCTGGTTGCTAACGCCTTATCGTCTAAACCATCTGCTACAGCTTTAATTTGCTCATATAGCTCTTTCACTTCTAAATGAGCATTGTCGTCAGGTAGGATAAATATTTCTTCCATATCTTCTTTTAGATATTTAGCACGTTGTTGCCTTATAGCTGGATCGCCTTGCATGATGTCGTCAAATCGTTCCTGCGATATTTCTAGGTGAAATTCGTCTGAGCCTTTCATTTCGCTTCCTCCTTCAATTTATTGATAATGTAAGCTTGACCTTTTGGTTTTACTCGCATTGTCGTCCAAGTTAAAGAACCTTTACTTGTCTCTTTAACCCCTTGTGATATTTCAAAGTAGCCCCGTTCCACGTACTCTTGATAAGGCTCGTTTCTTCCTTTGAACACCAAGCCCCATTCTCTTAATTTCTGCCATAACCTTTTTTCACCAGTTTTAATTCCTTGCTTAGAAGCTAGCTTCGCTAGTTCTCTAACTAGCAGGCTTTTTTCAGATGTCATGCAAGCCTCCGCAAAATCAACCAATGGCTTCTGCTTTTCAAGTGTTTGTTCTAATTCCAATACTTTTCTTTGCTGTATTTCCATGGCGCGCTGCACAATCATTTCAGGACTGTTCCAGCGCCTTTCTACTTCTATAAAATATTGACGTGCCTGTTTACCTTTTTCGTTCCGTTGTAGCATGGATATTTCTTTTGCCATGTCTATTTTTATATGGTGATTTTGTTGTTCATAAGTACGCGCTCTTTTTTGAGCGTCTACTTTTTCAGTTACAACAACATAATCAATCCCTTCCGAAAAACCATAACCAATCATTCTTTTAATCCAATCTCTGTAGTTTGTTCCTACATTTAAAAATTCGTGTAAGTCTCTACCAATAACTAAAATTTCACCTTCATTACTTTGTTTAGTTGGTATTAACTCGTTCATACTTTTCCTCCTATATCCCTTTTGGTTCTTCGCAATCGACCATAAAGCCGATGATACATTTGCTTGCGTCTAATCCACCTTCACCCCATGCTTAATAGCAAATTCCTTAACCACGGCAATGTAAATTACTATTAATCTTTTATCATCCGCAATAACATCCACTTTGGTAAGCTTGTCTCTTTTTGATTTAGAAACCCCTTCATCCGCTAACCGTCTACGCTTGTTAGTCAAACGTCTGGATAGATCAAATTTCCCCCGACGTTCAACTTCTTTATAAATCTCACTATTAACTTCCCTGTAAGCTTCAAATCCTCCACGTGACTGTGCCATTTTACTAATTAATTGACGAGCATCTTTTCTCCAGTCTGTCGTATTAAGAGCGACTACATCCCGTATGCCTTGCACTTCTCCTGCTAATTTCTTTGTTTCCATTTCCTGTTTTGCTAACGATTGAAATAGACCATTAAACATCTGAAGTTCTGGGCTTAGTTGTGATGTGTCCAATCCGTAAGAACCTGTCTTTCTAATCTGCGGAATAACTTCAATAGCAAGCCAATCTTGAAACTTTTCTGCGATATCATTCGAAGCCTTAAACGCTAGTTTGTAAACTAGTGGTTCAGGGATTAGATCACCCTTCCCCACTTCTGGGGAATTAGCAGGAAGATAACTGTTTACTCTTTCCCATCTAACAAAAGTTGATTTTCCTTTTCTTTGAGTTAATCCTAAAGACGTCGCAACTTCTTCAACATCGAACATAATTTCTTCGCCTTCTTGCTTTGCAGATACTTTAAATAATTCATTTTCAAATGTTTGTAATTCATTCATTTTACTTCCTCCTTCAGCTCTTCAATGTTTTCGTATAGAATCTTTATATCTAATGCCAGGCACACTTTATTTATTGCATCCTCATTCCAACGCCTTTTCCCGGCAATAAGATCTGAAATATATTGCGCGCTGTAACCAGTCATCCGAGCGAGGTCTACATAGCGCATTTCTCGTTGTTCTAAGATTTTCTTAACCTCATCAGAAAAATTCATATTCATTATGATCACCTCCCGAAAACAACATTAAGCTAATAGCTTAATTATTTCAAAGCCTAAAATTAAGCAAATAGCTGTATTTAAGAGTAAATATACTGGTTTTTCTGCTATTTGCTTAATTATGCTTAATTTTTCAGCTATTTGCTTATTGATTTTAACTATAGGCAATGGTATCTTTAAAGAAGCTAAGCTATTTGCTTATATAAGGAGTGTGTCTAACTATGGATAATCGAATTAGGGAAATTAGGCAACAAAAAAAGATAAGTGGAACAAAAATAGCCAAGCAATTAGGAATTTCAGCACAGTATTTTTATGACATAGAAAAAGGAGAAAGAAACTTAAGTGCTGAACTAGCCGTTAAAATTGCTGATATTTTAGGGGTTTCTGTAAGCTATTTATTAAACAATGATAATGGTGGTTTTGTAGGAGAGAGCGAATCACAACACTACGGGCAAAATACTCGCTTAGTGATTTTAGAAACTCTGCAAAAGTTAACAGATGATGAAGGGAAATTTTTTGAAGACTTACGTAAAGATATATTTGATTGTCTAAATGAAATTTTATATTTTTATTTTGATCGAGAAAATTTATCGAGAAAAAATTACTCTTATAATGATTTTAAAGAATACTTCTCAAACCAAGGCGAGCTAACAGATACTGAAAGAGAAGAAACTATCGAAGAATTCAACCTTGTTTTTAACTACAACACTTTTAAACAGATACTTAGTTATTTAAAAGATGATGAAATGGAAGATCTGTTGGAGAGTTTAAATAAAATATTAAACAAACATGGACTGGACGAAAAAACTCCTTCACACGAAAAGGAGTTTTTAGATAAATTAGAGCTATCCGATGAAAAATTATTAGAAGAATTTAATTTAGTTTTAGATGGAAAAAAGCTCACTGAAGATGAAGCAAAAGGTATTATAGCCTACTTACGTTCTTTACGCCAATTCGATAAATAATTCTGTAAAGTTCTTCCTTTGAGATTCCTAAATGCTTCAATGCTTTCCTAACATCAACGTCTTTCTTCATAATACCCCACCTATTTTGGATTCTTTAGCTTTAAACGCACATTTTCTTTCTAAATGTGTTCTTTTTTACCCCACAACAGAACGTCTGTTCCTATGTTATCACATTTATAAATAATTTAAAATGCTTTCTGGTAAAATTTTCACATGCGAATAGTTAAAAATACCTAACAAGGCTCATGTCAAAATTACGTTGATAGTATTTCAAGTATATAAAACACATTCACAAGTATTTCTTTATATATTTTCTTTAATATTTTCTTTAGCACTTTTGCATATAATGAAGGAAAAATTTTCACTGTACTCTACGTAGGGTACGATACTGTCCTCTACGTAGGGTACGGCACTGTACTCTACGTAGGGTACGGTAAAGGTGTACTCTAATTAGGGTACAAACAAACGTTCCTATACTTATAAATAGAATTTATGAAAAAGAAAAACCTTGAAAGGCTTGGCCGATCAAGGTGTTTATGTTAACTACGTTATTATTTTTAGCTATCCCTTTTCCACACACATTGTCCGTTAGCTAAATAAACTGCACTTGGCGGATCATCGTAGAGAGAGATTTCAACCAATGAACTTTTCTCTTGTCTTAACCAATTATATACACTACCTTCATTAGTAGAAGGATGTGATAAAATTTTATTTACTTTAAATACAGCTGCATCATATTCTGTATAATTTATATTATCCTCATCTAATCCATTGTCTGTTTCGAATACTGTATCTAGTTCGCCAATAATCCTCAATCCATTTTCCCATTCTAGTATCATGTCACTATCTTCATAATTTATTAATGTTCCTATTAATAAGTCATACCCCATATGCATCCTCTTTTCTTATGTTTTTTATGGTCTGGATGGTACTATATGAGCACCGTCTTTTCCATAATGTATCAATCCTTTAGTAGTCTCACGGTATTCACCAGTTTTCCGATCATAGTATTTCCCTATTGGTTCACCAAAGTCTATTCTTTCTTTATTTTTGTTAATCGAAGTTCCCTTCCCCGCAAACTTATCGAGCAGTTCCTGAGCTGTTTTATTATCCCCATAGAAGATACTCTTATTTTTTCCATTTGCTAATTCTTGTTTATAGTTTGGAGTATTAGGAATATGCTTCTCCTGAGCTCCTGGCTTTACTTTAACCGGAAATCCATTTACTTCACGATAAGGTCCTACAGGTACTGATTTCTTTCCATAAGAAGGTACTTTATTCTCCGTACCCTTAACTTTCTTCGCTGTATGTTTTCCCTTATTAGCAAATTTCATAACTCCGCCAGCTTTAAATAGCTTAAAAACTTTTCCTTGAGGCATAAGAGAAGCTGCTGCTATTTCCTTTTCTTGTTGCGTTGCTCTTGGATCCATCAC